AGAAAAGCGTAAAAAACAATTAGAATTAAGCCGTGTAAAACTTGCCAGAGAAGAACTGGAATTAAAAATTATGGAACGTCAAGAAGAAGTAATTCGACTACAAGAAGCAATCGAGAAACAATTAAGCAGGGAACGCGAGTTAAGTAAAGAGTTAAAAGGAGAATAGAATATGAGTGCTTTTAATAGTTCACTACCAATTAGGACCGAACAGGCTGGCGACGTAATAGTAAAAATAGCCGATGCCACGATTGAGTCACAGCAGTTAAAAGTAAACGCTGACGGCAGTATTGACGTTAACGCATCACTTGCCACCACCGACATAGATATCAGAGACCTGGCTTTTGCCACAGATAAAGTAGATGTAAGCGGTTCAGAAGTGAGTCTCGATGCGGCCACTCTCGCGGCTTTAGAAAATATCACTGTAAGTGCTACAGACCTAGATATCCGTAACCTAAATAGCGCATCTGATTCAGTAGCGGCGGTACAAAGCGGGAGCTGGACAGTAACTGCCACGGCTACCGATTTAGATGTTAGGGATTTAGCTTTTGATACGGATAAGGTAGATGTTAGCGGGTCTTTTGTTGCTATTACCAGCGGAGATGGCGCTGATTTCCTAGCCATCAACACTGACGGGTCTATCAATGTTAGGATTTCAGATGAGTCACCTGATACAGGGGCAGTAGTCTTTAACACAGTAGCCTCAGTAGCTTCTGGAGCGACAAGCACTCACACTTATACGTCTACTGGTAACTTTCACCTGCAGCAAGTTGAGGCCTCAGCTTCTGGCAAAATGAAAATTGTAGTAAAGGTAAACGCTGTAACCAGATTTGTAGGATTTTCTAGCACTGCCAATCCTAATATCAGTTTGATTTTAAAACAACCAGTCCTTGCTACTACAGGACAAACTGTAACTGTAGAGAGAACAAATCTCGATAACCAGGCTCAGGATTTATATTCTACTGTTATTGGTTATATACATTAATTATTAAGGGCCGCTCTTCATGGGCGGTCCCCCCTTTAGGAGGCTTTGCGCATGGCAGATTTAACGGATAAAACATCATCACAGACAGTTAAAATTGTAGGCGCAGATATCAACGGGATTGAGAATAATTTTGTAACCGCAGATGCTACCGGCGCATTGGTTACACGTTTAAAATCTACCAACTATGACGCTTTTGGCCGTATTCGAATTTCAGACCCAACTACAATATTTGAGGCATCATTTCCAGTAGATAAGTATGTAGATATGTTTAGCGAGTTGACCGCCTCCGGCGGGGCCGTTACACAAGATGCTAACTTATCCTCGGTAATTCTATCCACAGGCGCAACTTCCGGTAGTACTGCAAAATTTCAAACCAGAATTCCGTTCAAATACCATCCAGGTAAATCGAATTTAATTCTTATTACTGGCTCACTGATTGAAGCCAAAGCAAATACTAAGAAATATCTAGGGCAATTTGATGAGAATAATGGCTATTATTTCCTACTAGAAGGTAGCACACTGAAGGTGGGCATCAGGACTAAAGTTTCTGGTAGCGTAGTAGATACTGAAGTAGCACAAAGTGCCTGGAATACCGACAAGCTAGATGGAACAGGACAAAGCGGCGTTACGCTAGATATAACAAAACAGCAAATATTTTTTATAGACTATCAATGGCTTGGTTCGGGTGCGGCTAGATTTGGAGTATCAATTGGGGGCGAGCTTATAATATGCCACGAATTCAAGCATGCAAACATCCTAGCCACTCCGTATTCCTCAACCGCTAATTTACCAATAAGGACAGAGATAGTTTCTAGTGCAGCTAATTCGGCATCCACATTAAGGCTAACTTGCGTTTCATTGACGTCCGAGGGCGGTCAACGAGACTTTGGCTCAATCACGTCTGTATCCACAGGTACTACTGCAAGAACATTAACGAATATAGGCACCCAAACAGCATTAGTGGTAATTAGGCTTAGAGCCAATCTAACAAATGTATACATAGACCCCCTTGAATTTTCAGCTCTTGGCTCTACGACGGATGACTTCATTATAAGGATTGTTAAAAATCCAACAGTAACAGGCGGGACATGGAACAACGCCGGAAGAATTACCAGTTTCAATACGACTACCACGTCTGTTACTGGCGGCACAATATTATATCAATCGTATTTTAGAGCAGCAGCTAATACACAGGCTTTAGTCTCAGATATCTTAAATGAGGCATTCGAGTCCAGCATTGGTTATGATATGGCAGGGACAAGAGATACTTTAGCTTTAGTAGCTGTGGCCGTGACAAGTAACTCAAATATTTACGGCTCATTTACTATCAGGGAAGTAATATAATGGCTAAGTATATGAAACTGCGCAAAAATAAGCTTATTTCAAACGGGCCTATAACCCCCATAAAGCGTAAAACAACTGACGACGTTATACATAAATTAGCCAAAAAGTACAAAAAAGCTAGACAAGTCGCCGTAATCTGTGGTATACTAAATGTTATAGCTATGGCCTATATTATTTGGAGCTACTATAATGTCAATTAAAAACGAAGACTTAGACAAAATTAGAGCCAATGGACGTAAAAACGTCCTTAAAGATATACAAGAAACTGGAGCAGAGCTGCCAGATAAAAAGTTATTGCGAAGATTACAAGAGGATAGTTACGGTTCAGATGTCAGGAGTATGTGGACAATTGCCAATTCACATAGGGCGGAATGGCTTAACAGGCAAGAAGCGTTCCTTAGCGAATACGACGAGTTTATTGAGCCTATTTATGCCAGACCTGCCGACTGGGCATCAGCAATCCATTTACCAATCGCGCTTACAGTAGCTAAAACATATCACGCACGCTTCATGGCCGCTATTAACAACGCAGACCAACCTTTTACAGTAGTTGCCAGAAAAGGCGCTAATGCAGACCGCGAGCAGGTTATTGAAGACCTTATGCAGTACGCAATCAAGGACTGGGCTAATGATTACAGCGGCATCGAGGATGAACTTGATAAAGCACTGTGGCAGTGGGTTACTCGCGGCGTAATGATTACTAAAAACGGCTGGGAAAAGCGCTATACACAGTTTAAAGACGTAGTTAAAGAGCAGCAACCCAAGCTCACAGTAGTAAAAGGGCCAGATGGGTCTGATATACCAGTAGAGACTATTGAGGATGTAGACGTAGAAAAAGACGTAACAATCCTGGATTTTGATGGGCCTACTCTACGGGCAATAGCAGCCGAAGACTTAGTTATAATTGGCAACCCTGACCCAGATAAAGCAGATGCTGTAATTGAGTCAACATACCTAACTGCTAGCGACCTATTCACATTAGTTGACCGGGGCCTATTTGATAAAGCTACAGTTGAGGAGATTATTCAAGGGCAAGGTGACTATCGTGGCTCACAAGTACAGGACGGAATAAAGCTAAGGCAAGCACAGAACGCAGGGCTCGCGGATATTGACTCTAAATCAGCCGAGTTAACTAGGTATCACATCCTAGAGTGTTATGTTAAAAAAGATGTTTATGGTTCAGGTATTAACTCTGAATTAGTCGTTTGGGTCCATGAGTCTTCCGGTAAAATTCTTCGCGCAACATACCTACACCGTGTAAATTCTAAGACAAAAAAGCGCCCATACAGCAAAGTAGACTTCTATAAAAGACCCGGACAAATCTACGGAATTGGCCTTGTAGAGCTTATTTATGCCATAACTAAGGAGATTGATGCCCTTAATAATATGGCAGTTGATTTCGGTCTAATTTCCTCAATGCCATTTGGTTACATACGCGCAAGTTCATCAATGTCCAATGTAGCTATACCAATTGAACCTGGGGCACTTACTCCCCTAGACAATCCGGGCCAGGACGTATTCTTTCCTAACCTCGGCAACAGGGGTGGATGGGCTAGTGCACAGATTCAATTCTTATATAGTATGATTGAACGCTTAACAGGTTTAAGTGACATCTCTTTTGGTTCGACTGGAAGCCAAGGTGCGGCAAGAACAGCCTCGGGCGTACGCGCACTGATGAACGAGTCTAATATTAACTTGGATATCTTTTTGCGCAGGTTAAATCGCGGACTTAAAAAAGTATACAAGCAAATGCTAGCTGACATTCAAGCTAAAATGCCTCCAGGCCTCGAGTTTAGGATTATAGGCGATGACGGGGCTGGTTATTTTAGACAGATTAAGAGTCGCGACGAAGTAGCGGGAAGCTGGGATTTCAATTTAGAGCCTAATTCACAGGCATCTAATCCAGCGGTCCGCATTGAAAATGCTACAACTATACTACAGCTTACCTCTAACATGATTGACATTCAACTTGGAATTATTACCCCACTTCAAAGATATGAGGCCCTTAAAAATTACCTGTCAGCACTAAACATCCGTGACTTCGGGCGATATATACAAAAGCCTGCCAATCAACAGCGCAGTTACAGCCCAGAAGAGATTGCAAACAGGGCTTTAGCAGGGATTCCTACTCCACTTACTCCGATGGACGATTTGCAGGGATTTATTGAATACGCCCAATATATCATAGACACTGACGACTTACTTGGACAGTTTAGCCAGGACCAGGCTATCGCTTTAGCTAGTAAGCTACAAGAAGCGATGCAGATGCAGCAAGCCATGGAGCAGATGGCAGCACAGAATGCAGTGGTGAGTCAGATGCAATCAAATGCACAGCAATCAATGAATCAGGTTCCAGTGGGTGGCGGCCAGGCCGTTCAAGCCCCAGTACAACCTGAATAAAATTTGAGGCCCGAGGGCCCACCGACCTAGGCATGTCGTGCTAAACTGCCTACCTTTTTAGTATATTTTGTGCGCACAGTGTGCTATAATGATACTATGTCAAAGTTTAATTTAACAGACGATGAACTGGATATACTAAGGGACGCTATAGATAGTGATGCCTATAAGGTGTTTATTAAAATAGCCCAGTACTACTCATCCGAGCTGTCTAAAGACGTGCTAAAATATACATTAGATGATTTAAGTGAAAAGGCTTTAGCGGAGCTAGCTTTCAAAAAGACTAGAGCTCAAGGAGCCGAAAAACTACTGCTGGAACTTCGCGCTGTCCCAGCGGTAATTAAACAAACAAAATAAGCGTGTGCGGTTAGTGGCGTTAAACACTGGAGGATACTATGGATGAAAATAATAGCAACAACAGCGGGCAGCAAAGCGAAAGCCAAGACATGTCCAATCAGCAAGACGACTTAAGAAATCTTAAGGCCGAAATGCAGCGTAAAACTAGCAATCTTGACGATAAGCTAGCTCAGTTAAATCAGAAGCTTCAGCAACTAGACTTACTGGGTAATAACGTACAGATGCAACAGCCTAAGCAAGATAATAGACCAGACCCAATTATGGAGCCAGAAGCTTATGAAGCTTACATGGAGCGTAAATTGGAAGCGAAAATGAGTCAACGCCTTGAGGCACAGCAGCGTCAGCAAGCAGATATTGCAGGTCTAGTAAATAATTTCCCTGAGCTGCAAGATTCAAATTCAGAGTTGACACAGCAGGCTATTTCGATATATAATAACCTAAGTCCACAGGAAAAACAAGCCCCCGGAGCATATAAGCTAGCTGTACAGTCGGCAGCACTGGAGCTTGGTATCTTGCCCAAGAACAAGAGACAAACTGCTCAGAATGAAAGGAGCGCACGGGATGAATCAGACGACATTGGAGCGAGAACTTCGAATACTTCACGGCCACCTCAGAAGGGCGGAAAAACTAAAATTGATGATGCAACTTTGGCATTCGCTCAAGCGCTGGGTAAGGACATTAATGACAGCAAGTATCTTGAACGCCTCCAAAAGTCCGCAAGCCGTGGTACATGGGGAAAATTTAAATCCAAAAATGAGTATTAATAAAAATACAAAAGATTGCAAGGAGAGTAGTTTATGTCTTCTGACAAACAAATAAAAACAGGTGGGCGCGCCCCGTTGAGTCAAAAAGGTGGCGCAGTAAAAGAAATGGCAAATAAATTCGGTTCCGACGAGTTTGCAGTACCCGAAAGCGTGCAGGCTGAGATGAAGGCTAAGGGACTAGTGGGCCGCTGGATTGACGTGGCCCAACTAAAGACTCGTGGTGGGTATCACAGACACGGCTGGACACCTATTCAGTTTGATTGCCTCAAAGGCCAGAAATCAAACCCGTTTGCCGACAGTTCCATGGAAGGGTTCCTAATCAAAAATGGTATGATTTTAGCAGTACAGACCGAAGAGTACGTGCAAGGTAGGCGAGAAATGAACAAGCGCCGCGCCGCAATCCAAGCTGGCAGACAGGCCTCTGAAGAGTTTAAAGCTCACATTAAGTCTGTTAAAGGCGCTAAAGTTGTAGAAGAATCAGACGACGAAGAATAAAATAATATTGCCGGGAGGCGGAATTAGTCATAATCCGCAGGGAGAAGACAATACCCGGGGCCGAATGTGAGGGTAATCACCGTAAGGTTGAACCTCAGTAAGCCCAGAGCCCCAGTGACGAGGGGTCCCGGCTACCTTTTAGGCGTTAAACAGCCGTAAATCCTCCAAAAAGTGTGGTATAATATAGTAAGTGGCCTATTACAGGCCAATAATAACCATATTTAGGGAGATTATGTATGGCCAATAAAGACCAAGCCGTAGGATTAAAGCCTCACGGACGTGTTTTGAGACAGCGACCTTACGTTGCAGGTTCTGCGGTATACCAAGGTGATGCCGTTGCCCTAGCTGCTGATGGTCAAGTTGACCCCGCTTCTTCAGGGGCGTTAATCGGAGTTGCACTTTCAAATGCAGCCGCTGGTGAGAAAGTTATCGTAGCTGACGAGCCAAATCAGCTTTTTGAAGTTCAAGCTGATGAAGCAATTGCTTTGGCTGATGTTGGATTGAATGCAGACCTTCAAGGTCATGCTGCTCCAAGTACTGCTTATAAGCGTTCTGGCATGGAACTTGATTCTTCAACTAAGGCCGTAGATTCTACTCTTGTAGTTCAAATCCTCGGTATTGTCGAGCAGGCCGACAACGAAGCAAACGCCGTAAATAACGACGTAATTGTTCGAATCAACGTTCACCAACTTAACAACGCTGGCCGGGCTGGCATTTAATTTAGGGAGTTAAAATATGTTTTTACGTAATAACTATAGTGATTTATTTGGCGCTTCGATGCTCCCCGTTTTGGAGGAGATGTTCTGGAGTGAAATCGACATGCACCCCGGCGTTCGTGATAGAATCTTTAAAACAGTTTCTACTGACCGTGACATTTGGCAGTATTCTGAAATGCACGATATGCCTATGTTTGAGCAGGTTCAAGAATCGCAAGATTACACTTTTAAGCGACCTCTTGCCGGCGTAAACAAGACGTTATCAATCAACAAGTATGGTCTTGGATTCTCTATCAGTGAAGAGGCTGTAGACGATGGTAAGTTTGATTTCATTAGCGATGCCATTAAGAAACTTGCACGCTCTGCTCGAGAGTCTCAAGAAGTTGCTGCAATGAACATCCTTAATAACGGCTTTACTACTGAAACTGCTGCTGATGGTCAAACTATCTTCTCCACTGCTCACACACTTCCTTCAGGCCTTACTTTCCGAAATAAAGCTTCTACTGACGCTGATTTGAGCCCTGGTTCACTTGAGTCTGCCCTTATTGACTTCGAAACTCAACAAATCGGCGATTCTGGAATCATCTATAATATCAAGCCAAAAGTACTTCTTGTACCTCCTCAACTAAAGCGTTACGCTATGGAATTAATCGGTTCAGAGCTTAAGGCTGATACTCCTAACAACAACATGAACAGCTTGGCTCAAGATGGTCTTACCGTTGTTAGCTCACCACACCTCACTGATTCTGATGCTTGGTTCCTACTTGCTTCTCCTGAGCAGACCGGCCTTCGCATCGTCAATCGTAAGCCTCTTGCTACTAAGGCTTCTGGACAAGACGTTGGATTTATCAACGATTCTATCCTCTACAAGTCTAGCTACCGAGAAGCTATCGGCGTAACTCACAGCTACGGACTATTCGGCTCTACTGGAGCTTAATCCGAAGTTAACAACTAGCGCTATAGGCTAAAATAAAGGGCTCTGGCTAAAAACCAGGGCCTTTTTCTTGTTTTTATTGCGGAAATATGGTATAATATAGGTTAGCACCCACCGCCTATAGGAGGGCCCAAAATGGCCGTTACACGAGCAAAAAACGTTATCCGCGTGTCTGCCGATAATGATACAATCACCGGACTTTCTGGAATAATCGAACATGTATCCCTAAACGCTGCAGGGGACACTGCCACAGCACATATCCATATCGGAAGTGACTCTGGAATGATTTTGTGGTCCTCAGGGATTGTAACTGCTGGTAATAAGTCGTCTAGCGAAATTGGGCTTAGAGTAGACATTGACGACACCTTGCACATTAACATGACGGGGACAGCTCCGGCCCTATATTTATACTTAAAGCCAGAATAAAAAGCTATGGCTAATAAGGCTAACGCGAACACATTTTTTGTTGATACAGCTTCCAGCAACGCGGTAGCGGAGTCTTTTATTGCCGAAAAAGATATACTTTTACAAGGTGTTATTTACACCGGTGAGGCTAGTCATGCGCATGTAGACTTAGCAGATTTAGCTTACTCTAACGGTGAAAATAAGGCCGGTGATAAAAAAATGCACTTACACGGAGTGGCAGACTCCATGCAACATATTGACCTCAGCGACTCCCCTATAAGATTCCCTAACGGGATTTGGATTAGCGCGTGCGTAGGATGCGAGATTACTTTAATCATTAAACGTAAGGGATAACAAACTATGGCGTATCAAGTTATAGATTTTAAAGACATCCAAGATGCCATTATAGAAGAACTCAAGGTTCAGGCATCAGATACAGTTACCCTAAATAGAGTCCAGCGTGTAGTCAATCAAGTGTACCTACAAGAAGTAGTCCCATTTGCTAGATGGAAGTGGCTAGAGGGCTCTTATCGCGTCGTACATAAGTCGCGCTATAATGCCAGTACAGTAACAGTAGTTCCTAATACAAGCACTGTTGTTATGGCAGTTACACCGGCGCTGTCTTATGGTTCTTTTGCTGGCAAGAAATTTGCAGTTGACGGCTACAATGAAATTTATTATGTAGAGTCGCATACCGCAGGGTCAAATACATTAACACTGAGCACTGAATATACAGGCAACTATTCAATTACCGCTGGATTTAAGATTTGGACTGATGAAGTAGCCTTACCTTTGGACGCTAGGGAGACTGTCTCAGTTTGGCACAATTTTCACTCTAAGCCTATGGAAGGTACGGGGTTACAAAAACTACGTTCGTTAATGGCCTTAAATCCAAGGGCCGAAGGTTATCCAAGCCTTTACTACACAGGGGACTTCAGTTCACCCACAGAAGATGAGTATGAAGCCACTCGCTTTAGAAAAATGCTCATACACCCCTCAATTAATAAGACCGATGTAACATTACACATTGATTACGTAAAAGAAGTCACTGCATTAGAGCTTGACGGCGATGAACCCATCATGCCTGTCGAGGATAGGATTGTATTAGTATACGGCGCGTTAGCTAGGCTCTGGAAGTCAGTAAACTCAGACATCGAGCAAGCCCAGCTAGCGAAAGCCGATTTTATGAGTAAACTTGCTAGGATGGCAGGTAAAGTAGAGGACTCTCAGGACCCTCCAAAGTTAAAGCCGGATTCAAGTTATGTACGAACTAGACGTGCCCCGCGATTTTCTCCACAGGGTCATAATGTTACAGGCGCAGGCGGAGGCTCAGGTTACGAACAGATATCCTATTTAGAGGACGTGACAATTAAGGGCGCTAACGTAACGGGGGCAATTACTGTTGTTGACGGGGTGACCATTGACGGAGTGGACATATCTGCGTTACAGGAGCAACTAGATGTGCATGAAAGCTCTACCGATATTGTACATACAGCTTCAGCCATAGGCTTTGCCCCAGCAGGTAATATAGAAGCCGAGGACGTACAATTAGCCTTGGTTGAGTTAGACAATGAAAAGATTGCCAAACCATTAAGCGCCACGGATAACGCCGTAGTCCGCTTTGACGGCACAGAGGGTGAAGTACAAGAGTCCTTAGTAGTAATAGAAGACGACGGCGGGATAAATGTCAATACCGAGGTGCTGCACACACCGTTACAGACAGCCTTTATAAATAATGACGTACTTTCACCTGCAGTTATCTTCACTTTCCCTGTAAGCGATTTTTCTGGGTGTATTGTGGAATATAGCATAACTAGGGGCGCGGGAAATGTGGAAATAGGTCATATTTATATGGCTACTGACGGGGCCAGTGTAGCCTATACTCCAGTAGGGACGTCTATAGGGGCAGTAGGTATAACCTTCTCAGCTGATATAAGCGGCTCAGACATAAGACTGTTATACACAAGCACTAATAGCGGTGAGACCGGCGGAATTAGATATATAGTTAGGAAATGGATTTAAAAATCTGATATAATAACGAATGGGGGAATAGAACCTATGAGTAATGAATTTAAGCCTAAAAATGGAATAATTATACCTACAGAGACCGCAAGTACGGTACCTTATTTAGACGCCGACAAAAAAATAACGTCAAGTGCAATAACCCCCACCGAATTAGGGCACTTATCAAGTATTGATTCAAATATACAAGACCAATTAAATGCAGTTACCGGCAATATAGGTACCCTACAATTTGACATCCACACTTTACAATTTAATGTAGTTATCCTACAATCTGGCGTTGGCGACCTCCAGACTGCTGTGGGGGACTTAGGTACAGACAAGATTGACGTCACAGAAAAGGGCGCAAATAACGGTGTAGCCACATTAGATGCGGGCGGTAAAGTCCCAGTATCTCAACTTCCAAGCAGTGTTATGGAGTATAAGGGGGTTTTTGACCCCGCTACAGCCACTTTTACTGATGCAGCAGGAGACGCTGGGGATGTATGGCGCGCAAATGCTGCCGGCTCATACGACGCGGGCTCTGGCCCCATTACATATGCAGTAGGTGACTGGGCCGTACACAACGGAACAATTTTTGAATTGTCGCCAAACTCCAACGCAGTCATGTCTGTAAATGGCGAGACTGGCGTAGTAGTGCTAGATAAAACTGACATAGGACTAGGTAACGTAGATAACACGTCGGACGCCACTAAAAACTCGGCTACGGCCACATTAACAAATAAAACAATCTCAGGTTCCAACAACACTTTATCAGATATACCCCAGTCGGCAATTACAAATCTATCGACGGACTTGACTTCAAAAGTAGATAAATCCACATTTACAACTAAAGGCGATTTACTAGTAACCACAGCCGCATCCACTGTTGATAGGTTAGGAGTGGGGACGGACGGTCAAGTACTAATAGCGGACACAGGTTCGGCAGCCGGCGTTAAGTGGTCTGACCCTACTGGTGGCTCTGGTCAGGGCGGTATTAACTATATTACCCACTATGACGGAAGCACACTTGGCGACTGGATTACCTATTACGACTGGACAAACGTAGGTCCGAAACCTGTAAATGGAACTGGTTCAGGACCGTTAGTTACTTTTGTTTCATCGACAGACTCGTCTATGCGCGGAGCTAATAACTTTTTATTTACTCATGATGCAGCTAATAGACAGGGGCACGGTTTTAGTTACTTAATGAATATCGACCCAATCGACCGAGGTAGAGTATTAAGATTCCAGTTTGACTACAGGGTAGCTTCAGGCACCTACGCAGACGGTGACCTCACTGTTTGGTTTTATGACGAGACAAATGATACGTTAATTCAAGGCGCACCTACCGCGATTTTGAACTCAGGCCTAACTGAGCGATTTCAGTCAGAAGTTCAAATTCCTATTAGCTGTGCGCAATTGAGGGCTATTATTCATGTATCTACTACCACAGCAACAGCATACACAATGCGCTTCGATGATTTTTCGTTCGGTCCACTTGAAAAG